GGCGGCATTGTAACCGTCACCAATCCGACCACAACGCCCGCTTTAACTATTTCCGGCACGGCTGGCGGCGTTCCATATTTTGCCAGCGGATCGACTTGGACTACCTCTGGAACGCTTGTTCAGAATGGTTTCGTTCTCGGCGGAGGCTCAGGCGGCGCTCCGACGACAACGGCGCTGACTGGATATGTGTATGGCAATGGCGCATCGGCGCCCAGCGCATCGACGACAATTCCCAATACATCCATCTCTGGCTTGGGAACGATGTCCACTCAATCTGCTACTTCGGTGGCGATTACGGGCGGCTCGATCAATGGCACAACGATTGGAGCTGTAACGCCGACGACTGGCGCGTTTACCTATGTCACAGCAAGCGGTCCGATCACTGGATCACTTTCTGCTGGCGCGTATTCGTTTGGGTCTCTGGCCTATTCAGATACTGGCATCTTCGGCTCCTATAACATCAGCACCAACAGTTACGCTCAGATCATTCTTGCCAATGGCAGCAATGGAACGGCGGCGTCCACCGACTTCATTGTCGGGAATAACAACACGACTTCCACAACCTACTTTGGCGATTTTGGCATGAACAGTTCCGGTTTCTCCGGTTCTGGTGCCTTCAACGCGCCAAACAACGTCTTCCTGACTTCTACCTCTGCTGATCTCGCTATTGGAACCACGACTGCCAATGCAATCCACTTTGTCATCAATGGTTCGACGACAGATGCGATGACGATCAGCTCCAGTGGAACGCCTTCCGCCAATCAGTTTGTCACGCCCGCCGTAGCCGTAACTGTTGCGGCGAACGCAGGAACCGTGCCGGTCACGAGCAAGGTGAATAACTTCACCAACAGCTCTGCCGCTACGATGGCAATAACGATGGCGACGACTGGCGCGGTCGATGGTCAGTTGTCGATTGTCCGTATCTACGACTTCAGCGCCGTATCGCAGACAATTGGTTGGACCAACACTGAAAACAGCACAATTCCAGTTCCATTGACATCCAATGGATCGACGACATTGCCTGTCACGGTTGGCTTCCAGTACAATGGTCAAACGTCGAAATGGCGTTGCGTTGGGCTTGCATAAGGGGAGCGCAATATGCGTTGTGCAGTCTGTGAACTATCGAATGGGTTGGTCGTGAATATCATCATGGCCGACCCCAATGTCGATCCCGCTCCAGATGGAACGCAGTTGATCAAAATCACAGATGATGAGTCGTGTGACATTGGCTGGACATGGGACGGTACACAATTCAATCCGCCACTTGATCAAGGGGAATAAAGATGGCTACTCGTTTTTGGGTCGGTGGCTCCGGTACATGGGACGGAACCACAACGACGCACTGGGCGGCCACAACTGGTGGTGCTGCTGGAGCTTCAGCCCCTACATCAGCAGATTCCGCCACCTTTGATAGCAACTCCGGCACTGCCGCTACCATCACAGTAGCGGCAACTGCTACGTCATCTACGACTACTGTAAATAAATCAGACATAACGCTTACTCTATCGGGTAACCCGACGCTGGCCGTTACCTCTGTCACGTTGACGAACGGAACTATCAACCTTGCTGGCAACACGCTTACGACCCCCACATTCATAACCGCGACCGGCACAAAAAATCTCACCTTTAATGGCGGAACACTTGTCTGTACGGCTGCGACGACAACTGCCTTCAACAATGCTGTGCCTACTGGGTTTACTACTACTGCTGGAACTGGAACCGGCACAATAAGCATGAGCGCAGCAACTGCCAAAACATTTGTTGGCGGTGGGTCTACGTTCAATTGCGCTGTTTCCAATGATGGTCTTGGCGCTCTTACGATCAGCGGAAACAACACTATTTCTAAAATAACTAATACAACTGCTTCGAGTACAACACTCATAACTGGAAGCAATAGCATTGGAACTTGGGCTAACGCTACGTCTCCAGTTACATATACTCTTACAGCCGCAACAACTCAAACAGTTACATCTTCTTTTGCAATCTTGGGAACTAGCGGGAATCTTGTCACGCTTAATAGCGGTACGGCAAATTCTCAAGCTTTTGTGGCTTATACTGGAACGGCAAAAATAGCTTCAGATTATATGTCGATTCAAGACATCTCGTTTTCTCCGACCACTCCATACGTTTTCTACGTTGGAGCAAACTCAACAAATGTCAGCGACAATCAGGGTGCCATCTTTGGCGTACAAGGGTCGCAAGTTTACTATCTATTAACAACTGGAACGTCTTGGACGGTTCCTGCCAACTTCAACCCTTGGAACAATGTTGTTCATATGCTAGGCGGTGGCGGTGGCGGTGGCACTAGCGATTACAGTTCAGGTAACTGGAACAATGGCGGCGGCGGCGGTGGCGGCGGAGGATATACAAAAATAACTAATTATTTCAACACCGCTGGGTCTACGGTCGCATATGCAATTGGTGCGGGTGGGGGCAGCACTGTTTCTGGTGGAAGTACTACATTCGCATCTGGCGCGTATACTGCTGGTGGAGGCACTCACGGATCGTCAGGGTCAGGTTCTTCTATTGGCGGTGCAGGAGGAACTGGATCAACATTCAATGGTGGCGCTGGCAATGTAGGTGGAACTTACGCGGGATTCGGCACAAACGCATCGGGCGGCGGCGGCGGTGGCGGTGCTGGCGGTCCCAATGGAATTGGTGGCACAGGCGGTAAGGGCTATACAGCTACAAGCTATGCTGGTGGTGGCGGCGGTGGCGGTAATGGTGGTGGTTCGAACGGCGGAAACTCTTCAGGAAGTACAGGTGGTACTGGCGGCAACAATTATCTAGGTTCTGGTGGCGGTACTCCGGGCCCAACCGCAGGCACCATAGGTAAGAATGGCGGCGGCTCTGCCGGTGGCGGGTCTTCTTCAAGCGGTCAACAATCTACACTCAATTATGGTGGGTCCGATATTTCCTCTATTGCTGGAGTTGGCGGCGGCGGCGGTGGCGGCGGTAATGGTGAACCAAACTCCCGCGCAACGGGTGGCGTTGGTGGATTGTTTGGTGGTGGCGGCGGCGGCGGTCCCGGTAGCGCAACAACAGCCGGAGGCGCAGGCGGGCAGGGCATGATCTTCATTGTCTATACGCCAAATACTGGTACATTGCTGGCGTTCTAAGACAAAAAGAGGGGGCTCTATGTCGTCACATCAGGATAACCGCAAAAAGCCAAAAATCTGCGTCTATGCGATCAGCAAGAATGAAGCGCACTTTGTCGAGCGTTTTTGCCAGTCTGCCCAAGACGCGGACATGATTCTCATTGCTGACACGGGATCAACAGATGGTCTTCCAGAAGAAGCTGCCAAGCATGGAGCGACTGTTCATCATATTGGCATTAGCCCTTGGCGGTTTGATCTGGCGCGTAACGCTGCTTTGGCGCTGGTGCCGAAGGATATGGACATCTGCATCAGTCTTGACATTGACGAGCTTCTTCAACCGGGATGGCGTGAGGAGATAGAGCGTGTCTGGACAGTCGGAGAAACCACCCGCCTTCGCTATATGTTCGACTGGGGCTGCGGCATCCAGTTCTACTATGAAAAAATTCATGCCCGTAACGGCTACATGTGGCATCACCCCTGTCACGAATACCCAATCCCAGATGGCAGGATCACCGAAGTCTGGGCGCAGACCGACTTCCTCATTGCCGTCCATAAACCTGACCCTACCAAGAGCCGGGGCCAGTACCTAGACCTTTTAGAATTGTCGGTGAATGAAGACCCAGCCTGCCCCCGCAATGCTTTCTATTATGCCCGTGAACTGAGCTTCCATTTTCAATGGTGGCAATCCATTGAGGCTTGCAAACGGTATTTGCAGCTTCCTCGGGCTACTTGGTCAAATGAGAGATGCTATGCGTATCGGGTCATGGGACGTTGCTACAATGAGCTGAACAACGCGCCAGAAGCCGAGCGGGCTTTTCAAATGGCAGCATCTGAGGCCCCCAACACCCGTGAGCCTTGGTGCGAATTGGCTATGCTTATGTACAGGCAAGCGCGGTGGCCTGAATGCTTTGCTTATGCCACAAGAGCGTTGCAAATTGTTGATAGGGCCTTGGTATATACATGCGATCCAGAGGTTTGGGGTTCCCAGCCTCATGACTTGGCTGCAATTTCTGCTTGGAACCTTGGTTTGAAGGATATTGCATTGCGGGAAGGGAAAATTGCGGCAAACCTAAACCCGCATGACGAACGGCTGCAAAACAATGTTCGCTTCTATAGTGAGGAAGCAACTAGCGACATCGAGCCAGTAATCTGATAGAATATTGGCAACTGATAGGAGTGGTACATGGCTATTACTTATAACTGGCTGGTGGAGCAAATGGATTGCTACCCCACATATGACACGCAAACCGATGTGGTATTCACTATCCACTGGCGGGTTAACGCTACGGATGACAAATACAATGTCACTAGCTACGGAACTCAAGGCGTCACGTATATCCCCGGTTCCCCATATACGCCTTACGCGCAGTTGACGCAGGCTCAGGTGGTCGGGTGGACGCAAAATGCTATGGGGCCTACGCAAGTTGCCTCAATTGAGGCATCTCTTGCTACTCAAATTTCCAACTTGGCAAATCCGCCAGTTGTAACACCTGCCCTGCCTTGGGCAACTACCTAACATTAGGGGGGAATAAAATGGATAATTTGCAGGTCAACATCAAGTTGCCGCTTCAAGCTTGGAACATTGTCTTGGCGGCGCTTGCGAAGCGCCCCTTGGAAGAGGTTCTTGATCTTTTTGGTGAAATCAAGAAGCAGGCTGAGTCGCAAGTTGAGGCGGCCAAGTCTTCTGAACAGCCTGCTTCAGTAGCTTAACAATGTGGGGTGCTATGGACCAGAATACGATTAATCTGGCCATAGCGGCCATTCTTGCCACCATAGGATGGTTAGCTAGAGAATTATGGGGCGCTGTCCAAAAGTTAAAGGATGACCTACATAGTCTCGAAACGGATCTTCCAAAAACATATGTGTTAAAAGATGACCTTGATAAGCGCATGGATCATATTGAAAGTATGTTCCAGCGTATTTGGGATAAACTCGACGGAAAAGCCGACAAATAAGGGGTGCATTATGCAAATGAGCCAAGAGGGCATTGACGCCCTAATCAAAAAATTCGAAGGTTGTAAGCTGACTGCTTACAGGTGCCCGGCTGGCGTCTGCACTATTGGTTATGGCCACACATCTGATGCGGGCAAGCCCGCTGTACTGGATGGCATGATCATTACCCAGCAACAGGCTGAAGACATGCTCCGCCGCGATTTGGTTAAGTACGAGACTGAAGTGTACGATATGGTACATCAGCCTCTCACTCAGCATCAATTTGATGTATTGGTTGACTTCAACTATAACGCTGGCGCAGGAAATCTGCGTAATTCGACTTTGCTCAAAAAGGTCAATGCGGCCAAGTTTGATGAAGTTCCTGCTGAGCTTATGAAATGGACTCGTGGCGGCGGGCGTATCCTTCAAGGCCTAGTCAGGCGACGCCATGCAGAAGCTGCTTGGTGGAGTGACGGCGCCCCCATTCACATCAGCACCAATCTTGACGAGCCCACGGATGATGAGCACGAGCAACGGGCAACTCCAGACCCCGTAGCTGTCCCTACTATGAAGGACAGCAAGCAAGGAAATGCAGCTATTCTTAGCGCTGGTATGGGTGGGCTGGGGGTTGCCAAGGAGGTGGCCGCTCAGGCTCAAGAAGCCTCTGACACGGCTGATAAGCTCATGGCGTTGCTGCACAATTCAAATTTTCTTATCATGGTGGCAGTCATCGGGCTTGGTGTAACAATCTGGTATTTTCGGAAGCAGCACATGGAGGAGCATGGTGTTTAGCCTCTTGCTTACTCCGGTTGGCCGCTATGTGGTCTTTGCCTTGGCGGCGGTGGTGCTTGTGTTCAGCACCTACATGAAAATACGGTCTGATGCCATTGCAGGCGTCGAGGCTGCCGCTACTGCGGATGCTCTAAGGAGAACGGAAAATGCGATTACTGCTGGCGACGCTGTTGATACTTCCCCTGATGGGTTGCTCAAGTCTGATGGCCACAAAAGAGACTGACGTGGCTGTTTGCACTGTTTGGCGGGACGTTTCGTGGTCTTCCAAGGATACAACCGGGACGATCATCGAAGTCAAACAGAACAATGCCCGGCGTGAAGGCTGGTGCGCTGGCAAGCATTAAGTGGTATAGTGCCTGTAACGCGGAGATTTTGCTGTGACTACAGGCTTGAAACAGTGTTCAAAATGCGGGGAAGCAAAACCCCTTACTGAATACCGTAAAAATGCTCGTGGCAAAGATGGCCTACGTGCTGACTGTAAGTTATGTCATTTGATTCTCAAAAAAAGAGAATTTCTTCCGCATGGCAAAAAAAGATGTATTGTTTGCCATGAAATAAAGGATGTTTCATCATTTCCTGTTAGGAACGATTATGGAACTGTTCGCGGAGAATGCAAAATATGCAAAAAAATTAAACATTCTGCGTATTACAAAATTAACCACGAGCTTTGCAATCAACACAAGCGTAACTGGGTAAAAAATAACCCAGAAAAGCAGGCTGCTTCCTCATCAAAATGGGCCAAAAATAACAGGGCAAAATTGAACAAAAAAGATGCTGATCGCAGGGCGCTTGAACTTAATGCCGCCCCAACTTGGCTTACGGCTATCCAAAAAGCTCAAATTCAAGAAATGTACGATATTGCTGTAGCAAGAACGGTCCAGACTGGGATCTCATACGAGGTAGACCATATCCATCCACTGCGTGGGAATGGTTTTAGCGGATTGCATGTACCGTGGAACTTGCAGGTCATTTCTCAGCATGAGAATAGATCAAAAGGGAACAGTCTTCCAATTGATAATCCGCATCTTTTTTGTGGAGTTGTCAAATGACAGTTGGCTTGAGTTACGATGGAACAGCTGCTGGCACAACTAGCTATGTGCTCCAAATCTCGACGATGGCGGTTGTGTCTTCGTCGGACACCAATTTTGCGACTATTTTGCCCCAAATGATTACTTATGCTGAAAATCGCATCTATCGCGACTTAGATCTGCTTTTTACTTCTATCGCCTCTACGTCATACAGCCTAGCTACTGGCAGCCGACAGATAACTGTCCCCACAAGCGTCTTTGTGGTGCCTGAACAAATCAATCTGATCACTCCTTCCGGGACATCCAATCCCAACTCTGGGATCAGGGTTCCTCTTCTTGCGACAACTCGCGAGTATTTAGATGCGGTTTGTGGTGATTCTACTGCTGTTGGTCAGCCTCAGTATTTTGCGCCGTTCATGGGTAACGCTACCAACTGGAACTTCCTTGTTGGTCCATACCCTGACGCGAACTACACTGTAGAGATTGTGGGCACGTTCCGTCCTGACAGTTTGTCGGCAACCAATAACACCACATTTATCAG